ACCTCGGTCGGTGAGTAGCTGCTTGGCTTCATCGAGAATATCCTTGGCCTTCACTCTGACCAGAATGTGTGTCGAGCGACCGAACGGCCGAGTGCATAACCTTCTTCTTTGCCTTGCTTAAATCCATGGCCATAACCAGCTGCAATACCGACTACCAGAAACGCCAGCATCACCAGCGTTAGATATAAATCAAGATTCATTTCTTAGCCCCTTTACTTCAGTGAGTTTCACTGATAAGGATTAAGGTACAGGCTATCGCAGACTAAGCAAGCATCTTTTGATAACGAAATGGTAACAATTCTCCATCGTCCATGGCATCATCGATGTCACGCCTAAGCGGATTATCTAGATCGTCCATGCCTGCGACCAGCATAAGCGAAGGTTCCGTCCTTTTCTATGTGAATCGTGGTTACTTGAACACCCTTAGGATCTTCTTCAACGATCAAGAACGCCTGCTGCCAGTTCATTGTGCCTTTTGTGTAATAAGCCTTGCGAATGTCCATCAAGTGTCCACCTTCAAAGCCACGCAGGATACGGCCTAACTTGCCCCCTGAAGCCTCTGTGAAGGCCGACTGGCCTGCTCTGTGAGTGTGGCCACAGATCACGCTTAGCCCATGCCTACGGGCTGCTTCTAAGGCTGTGAGTCCAGGAGTCGGTTTGATTGGTTGCTCATCTCCATGCACTGCAACATAACCTTTAGCAATAGCAAACGGCTTCTTATGATAAGAGATCCCAAGTTCATCGAGCTTCATAAACTTTTCAAACTTAAGTTCTGGTAATGACAAGAATGCTGGGATCTTGTTCATGATTACATTGTAAAGACGATCAGTGTGGTTTGACCTGATCATGTGAGCTTCTTTGGCGTGCTGTGTCAATTCCCAAAGGACATCGACTGTCATGTCACGATCCGCAGCTAGTGTTTGTTCGTACCAGCCGGGCTTGTTTTCTGTCCATCGGCTGATTTGTGGGAGATCGATCTCATCTCCGAGAGTAACCACAGCATCAGGGCGAAACGTCTTAACAAAATTAGAAACATTCTTGACTGCTACTTCATCGTGATAAGGGACTTGTAAGTCTGGTATTACGATGGTTCTCTTCATTAATCCTCGTCATCGTCAGGATAAAAGTCCGGCATGTTGCTGGGATTATCATTGATGCGCTTAGGGAGTATCCAATCAGGATAAGAAAATGGATCCATAAGCATAGACATGCAGATGTCTGTGGCAAAGCCAGCCTTGCGCAAAGCTTTATAGTATTCGTTTAACCCAATACAGTAAGCCTCTAGTGGAGTGTAACCCTGATCCTCTATTGCTTTAGTTTTGCGCGCGGCCATGCTTTATTTTACCGCTCTAGAAGTATGTTGTAAATCTCATCGCATCGCGTGTTGAGTCGCTTGATCTCGCTCAACAAGTGCGTGATCACAAAGCCAGCCAATCCACCGATTATCACAAGAGTGGCAATATAGAGCTGAAAGAATTCTGCTTGTGTCATTTTCTTCCGAGTTCATCTTTTGGATCAAGGTATCTCAATACTGGTGGGATAATTGATGCAAGGCCAGCAGCGATTAAAGCCTTTGGTTCCGTTACTCCAGCTGCATACATTGAGATGATTGCAACTAAGAATGCTCTGCCCCAAGAACCTGCTGCGTTTTGTAGATCTTTCATTGTGATCCCCCGATCATAGGTATTTGAAGAAACTCACCATTAAGGTCAGCTTCTTTCGTAAACGAGATATGGCAATGGTGATTGTGTTTGTTGATCCCTGTGTATTTGCGCCACTTCCATTTAAGGATAGGGCTTGCGATCTTTCCATCGAAGATGATGTAGCTGATGCGCTTTGCAGGATCAGACTTTGCAAAGATACGAATCTGATCCGCAAGATCTGGCATGGAGTCAGGTTTAACTTTACCCGAAAGATCTCGATCGACATCGATGGCACGTACCCAGCCGCTAGCATCTGGATTATGATCTGACTTACGCGCAGAGTGTCGTGTGTCGCCGATCCAACCATCAGAAGTTCTATCTCGATCTGGGAAGGTGTCATCGATTTGTTCTCTTAACTGAATCGCAGATTTAGATAATCGGTATTTGATGGTCAAGATTCTCACACTCCCATAAGCAATCGTCTAACTTCAATTTTGCTTCTTGATGGCACTTTGGTGGCACAAACGCATCTAAATCTGCATCGTATGTAAAACCAATGCCAGCATAATTTTTGCGTATATTCCCGTTATAGCTTGTACGCTTACAATTCTGGCCTCTAAAATTGCCATACCAAGTTTCGGTATCTAAACCATCAATTAATTCAGTTTCATCTTTACCTACAATTACCTCGGTAACGATTAAGTTATCATCTAAGAACGCATAGTGAGCCATTAGATAGTCACCGTTCCTGTTCCGGCTGTAAACGAATAGATGCGATAGCCACCTGATGTAGTTGTTGTATGAGTCAAACCACCGCCAATAGAACTTAAAGCTGGGAAAGTGTCGGGATAGCGCAAGATTACTATTCCAGAACCGCCGTTGCCGCCGTTGTAAGCATTAGCTGTTATGCGACCAGATGCGCCACCGCCACCGCCAGTATTAGCAGTTCCCGATGTGCCGTTAAGACCTACTTGTCCAGCACCACCGCCACCTGTGCCACCTGTGCCGCCTGTGCCGATTGTGCCAGCAAATACTGACCCACCACCACCGCCGCCATAAGTTACAGCTGATCCTGAATAAGAATTAGATGTGCCATTTCCACCATTACCACCGGTAACAAGTGTGGCAGGGTTATTAGTACCTGAGCCAGCAGTACCAACAGCACTAGCACCGCCGCCGCCACCGCCACCGTTGTAACTTAAATTACTTCCTAAGCCACCATTATTACCTTGTGATGGAGAAGTGCTAGGTGTATTGCCAGAACCAATAGTGCCGTCAAATCTTGCGCCACCGCCTGAACCGCCTGATGCGCCATTACGATCATATGCGCCAAGGCCACCGCCTGTAGATGTAATCGATGAAAGTACAGAATTAGATCCGCTGGTAGATGCGCCGCTACCAACTCCACCTGAGCCGCCTGCGCCAACCGTTACGGTAAATGAACCGCTAACACTAAAAGCAGCAGCTGTTCTAAAACCACCAGCACCGCCGCCACCACCACCTGCACCAGAAGTTGATGCGTTGCCGCTTCCGCCACCACCACCAGCAACTACTAAATAATCTATGGCACTAAGTCCAACAGCACTTGTAATGCCTGCAACGATTGCGCCAATCATTAGGCCACCGCACCAATTATTGTCCAGGCATTAGTGCCAGTTTTAACACATACAGCTGCTTTATAACGAGCTAATACTGGGCTTGCTGTTGTAGCACCTGCACTTGTAATAGTAGTTGTTCCCGGTGTTACTGCGTTAATTGTTGTAACGCCTGCGCCGATCTGTAGCACTGTTATAGCTGTGCCATTTGGAAAAGCTAATGTCGCGTCTGTTGGTATTGAAAATGTATTAGATGAAGCATTATTCATTGTTACTAAAACTTGATACTGGTCAGCAGCTATTGCTGTGTATGTAGTACCTGTTTGAGCATTGAGGGTGAATGCCACTAGCGAATTGTAATTCGCAGCTGTGAGCACATCACCTGTGACTGATGGTAGTCCCGTTGGCATTTGTTCCCCTTAGTATGAAAGTGTGTTAGTGCCTAGTATCCCATAATTTGTTCCAATAATGAACGAATCAATGATGGGTTCTAGGGTGGTTAATGTAGTTTTCCAAGCACTCGGTTTGATGTCATGGGACACGCCGAATACCTGCAAAGTCTTGGTTAGGGTCGATGACCCAGGCTGTGTTGTGGTTACAGTAATTGGATCAAAAAAATCAAGGGCAAGAGCAGCAGTGATACCTGCATCATAATTAGCAGTATAAAGATCAAGGGTAACCGCGTCGCAACGGATTGAAGTTTCTTGGCGAGAGGCAACGAAGGCTTGCGCATTGTTTAGGGCTTCCGCATCTGTTTCCATGAGCAGGTTCTGCTCTTGATATGAGTGAAGAAAATACTTATCAATCGAAGCTTGATTGCTGGCCACCTGTGCAGTGCCACCAATGCGCGTAATGCTGGCCTTGTTAAACACTAGAGTGTCGTCTAATTTCCAGACGGCATTGTTATACGAAATACCAGTGCCATTGTCATTGAAGTCAACTGGTGTGCCAGCAACGCTTGATGAAGTTAGCGCACGATCTTGGAATACTAGATTGCCGAAAGCGTCCATATACAAAGAACCATATTCAGTGCTGGTTACTGTCTGCATTGCACCAAGAGAAGTTCTTAAAGTTCCGGGGTCTGCTTGAACTGTGGTCTGGCCTGTGTCAATATCTCTCATGCCTGAAGGCCAACCTACTGCGTCCAGCAATTTTGTTATGCGAGTTCCACTTGTCTGACCAGCTGAGGTTGAGGCGACAGAAGTTATCTGTGCATTTTGAAAAAGTCTGAACCCGTCCACTGCCTGAATGGTTGTGTAAACAACTTCACCGACATCTTTAGGGGTAGTCGTATCGTATGAAGTTATGTAACCCGCAAAGATTGGGTGGGTAGTTGTGCCATAAGTGGCAGTGATAGTTACCTTGCGCATTGGAGTTAAAAGATTGTAATAAGGCGAGGCTGGGTTCATTGGATTGAACGCGCCTGTCTGATCGATTATCCGAAGGCTCATTGTGCCAGTCTGGAATACATCTGAAAGAGCTGTGCGACCGCGTGTAGTTTTAATAGAATCGACAAGGCTAGATACATCGACTGTGACTGATCCAGTATCAGCTAAAGCATTAACTCCCAGAACGCCAGAATCAAGAATCATAGGTGAGGCAAAGCCAGCACCTGTTGAAAAGTTTATGATCGCATTGATTACTGGAATTGTCATGGAAGGACTGCGCCTGGGCGATAATTATTTGTGCCATTTGTATTGGCGACAATTACTGCATCTCCAACTGCTTTAACAAACTCATCTTGCATAAGGGTTGTGCCATTGTTGTTAACAATAACTGTAATTGGTTGCTGTGGAATTGTATTCTTTAGATAATCGGGAAGCGAGAAACCAAAGCCACCAGTGCTGCCACCTAGACCGCCAAAGGGATTGTTATTATTAGTTGCTGGTGGCGGAGTTGGATCTGGAACCACAATAACTGGAACTGGTTCTTTGTTAGTAGGCGGTGGATCTTGCTTAGGATCTTTTGGAACTATAATCTCAACAGGTTCTTTGGGCACATTCTTTGTGCCACCAACACTGCTGCCTGGCATTCCAGCAATCTTGGCAAGAGCCGTAAGAACACCTTCTAAAGTTAAAAGCATTCCAGCGAAAGGATCTACAGGTGGCTTGATGCCATTAATAGCACCTTGTAAAGCTGCAGTGGCTCGCTGTGACGCTTCTAGTTTCTTCTGTAACTTATCGGCTAGATCAGCATCTTCATTGAGAATAGCGCGTTGCAGTTCTAGGCGTAACTTTTCTTCATCTGAGATCTTGCCTTTAAGTGCCGCTTCAATCTGAATCTTTTCGATGTCAAACATCGCGCCAGCCTTGGCCAGTTTTGCTGCATTATCAGCTGCATTCTTATCGGCTTTGATTTTTGCAGCAGCTGCTAACTTATCTGCTTTAGCCTTTGCAGCAGCTGCTTTCTTTGCTGCTTCTTCTGCTTTCTTGGCTGCTATTTCTGCTGCTTTGCCAAAATCTGTTGCGCCTGTAACACTCATGCCTAGTTGAAAGGGTGCAGTCTGTCGCTTGGCCATATCTGAAAGTGCCTGTTGTGCGTCAATTAAGAGTCTTAATTCTGGTCTTAATTGTTTTAATATGTTTACATAGTTGTCCAGTATAAGACTAAAGCCTTTACCAGCAATCGGTATCTCTTTAATCTTTTTGATGAATAATGCTAATCCGACAATAGTGTCGCTAACCTCTTGAGATAGATCAGCCATGGCTTTTGTAATTGGTTCGATGCCAGTGTTAGTGCCAGAAAGAATCTTAAAGGCATCGACTAAGCCTTTACCAATAGTTTCTTGAGCCTCACCTGCAGCAGTTGTAAGGATCTTCATCTGTCCAGTGAATGTTTGAGCAGCAGTTGAGGCAGATCCAGCAAAAGTCTTGGCAAGTTTATCGGTTACATCTTCAAACTTAATGGTCTTTAACTGTGCTGCAGTTAGACCTAACGCGTACTTCTTTAATCCTTTAGTGTTGCCAGATTGTGCTGCTGTTAAATCTGATACGACAGTTTCAAGGCTGACTCCAGATCCAGCAGATACGTCTAAAGCCAGCTTTAATAATTCTTGAGATTTAGAAACTGATCCTGTTACCTGCAAAAGTTTCTGCATTGCCGGACGAAGGTTGTCATCGACTTCGCCTGTAGCTGCGGATAACTTAGCAATGAATTGTTCTACCGCTGGATTTTGAAACTCTAATCCAAGGTTTTTCATTGTGTTTGTTAATATCTTTGCAGATTTTTCATCTTCTGCGAATGCTTTGACGGCAGCTTTGCCAAAATCAAGCACCGCTTTTGCTGAGAATGCAATAGCAAGTTTCTTGCCGAGGCTACCAATAGCACTTTCTAAACCGCTGGCACTTTTACCAGCCTTATCAAAGGCTTTCTTGCCAGTGAACTCAGCTGCTACATCAATGACTATATTAGGCATTAGGCACGCACCTTGGCTCTTGCGTTAAGTAATTGCTTAGCCTTTTCAATAGCCTTAAGAACTCCATCTTGAGCCTTGCCACTATCTTCTTCATAGGCACGATATAAGGCACGACCTTGCATCTTGTCTTGCCCTTTCATAACTCCAGAGTATTTTGAGTTTAGATTCTGCACAAATCGAGAACTTGGAGTTTTACGGCCAGCAGTTTCATAGATAGCACCAGCTGCAGTTTTGTTAACTAAACGAGCTAAAGATCTGAAACCTTTGCGATTAGGCTTTGAAGGTGTTGTTTTGTAACCAATACCAGCCTTAGCCATTCTTGCAGTATAAACAGGAAAAGTGCCTTGACTATTTTCCCTTGGTCGCCAGTTGCTTAACACTTGACTATCAGAAGGCATATAGCCCCGAGCCGCCTTCACAACGGGCTTCAGGGCTATCGCCATGTCTTTTGGTAATTGCTTGGCTAAATCAGGAGTGTAATCTCTCAAGGCTTTACGAAGTGCGACTGCGCCCTTTACTGCGACTGGCATCTTTCATCTCCTTGTTTCGATCTTTCATAGCCTGTAATAGAGCCTTGAACATTCTCGAATCAAGTTCGAGTAAGTCGTTAGGCGCGATACTCGTTTCTAGACTTAATCTTGCGACCAAGTAAGTAAAAGAGTCACGCCCTATAATTCCGGGTCATCATCAAGGACTTCCACCTTTGAAAGTGTGTCCAAGAACTCTGCACCAAACATCTTGACAGTTTCACCGCTACGGCGAATGCACTCCCAAGCTAGCCAATACACATCACTCTGCTTTTCATCGTCACGAAAAGCTTTATGAAAGCCCTTCTTGGCGTAAACCTCGAATGCGTATTCGATCGATGGGGTTATCTGATGATCAGATACAGAGCCATCTGCCCTTGTGATCTTTAGCTTTGCCATTTCTTTAGCCCTTTTCTTTAGTAGTTAGATTATGACCAAGTACCAGTTGAAGCAGTTGCTGTTTTGCTGTTAGCAGTGAAGGTAATGTCGATCATGCCTTCATCGCCAACTGCGCCGTTGATGTCTGTTAGGTTATCAACCAAGATTGTGCCTGAGTAAAGCAAGTTAGTTGCTGATACAGCAGCTGATGAATCTTGAATTGCTGCCCAAGCAACAGTTGTGCCATAAGCAGCCTGAAGTGTTGCTAGAACATTTGCTGCTGCTGTGTCGTTCAAGAATGACACTGTAAGTGTGTCTGCTGAAAGTCCGGTAACGAACTTGTGAGCTGTGTCGCCCATAGCAGTAACTTCAATCTGATCTGACTGACGATTAAGTGTAAATGCAGTTACATGATCTGAAAGATTGATAGTGGCAATCTTTAGACCAACTTTGTTATTTAGAAAAATTGCCATGATTATTCCTCTTCCTTCTTGTTAGTTACTGGCTTTGGTGCATCGGTGATCTGACCAATCTTCTTCAAGAAGGCTAGATCCTCTGGTGTTAGGTCTGACATATTAACTCCAACTTGTTAGGATTGATACGGACATCTCGCAGCTGAGCAGATCACCTGATGCAGCATTGAGAACGCTAGGGGCAGATATACTGCCTACATTATAGGCCAAAGAACTAGCGGCAAGTAAATTGAACACTCGAACCACATTAGTTTCAATGCCGTTTAGATTGCCTTCGTTATCGAATAAAGGCACAGTAATAATAATCTTAAAATTAGCCAGTGCGCTGACTGTGTTGCGCGAGTTGTTGCTTGGCGCTAGGTAAGGATCGTCCGGGCTTACGATAACTGAATTTGCAAGAACTACGCTTGGTGGGAACGCGAATGTACTCCAAAGAGAATCATCAATTAACGCGGTTGCTAGCGTAGTTCTAAGTGTTGTTACTGATGATGGCATTAGCCCACCATTGAGCGAGGGTCTAGCGCGTGCGCGATCAATCCTCTTACCTTAGCGAGCAGCTGTGCTGACATTCGATAAGGTGAGGGCTGGAAATCGACAGAATTAGAACCAGTCAAAGTGCTGGTTCTTGCTTGCCAGATCTCAACAGCTATCATGAGAGCCGCATTCTGAACTGCTTCATCAAGAGTCCAGTCGGTATAAGTTTCTGATGCTACTGTGCCAAAAGGTTCAATCGGGTGCTTAGGCTGAATAACTGTGTGAGTCGTAGTTACTGAAATTGAATAGTTACCAACTGCTGTAATTGTTTTAGATCCATTGTATTTAGTACCTGAATTAGCAATAGTTACAGTCTGTCCTACATAAAAAATCTCTGTTACTGGAATGTCAAAATATAAAGTGCCTTCGCCTACGATGTTGCTATGCGCTACGGCAAACCACTTGGGAGCCCAAAGCATTGGAATAAGAACTGAATCTGCTGCATCTGCGACACTTTGCAAGGTCGCGTCTGCATACAATGTGCCTACTCCGAGTGTGCTTCGAAGTTCTGCGACTGTTGTAAGTGCCATGTGCGATCCTTTCTAAAGACCAAGAGGGGGCAAGGGCTATGCCCCCCCTTAGCGACTTAGTGGGCTTACGCCTTGTTGTTCTTGAATGCGCCAGCAGCAACCTTAGTTGCGATTGCGCCAAAGCCGTAGTAACCAATAGTTACTTGACCTGCTGCTGTTGATTCTGCACGCAAGCGGTAGGTAGGGCTTTCGTACCATGTGTAAGCATCTGGGTTAACGATAAGGATTGTTCCATCGCTATCGCCAGCGTTTGTTGGATCAACATACAGATTAAGTCCTGCGACATTACCTGTTAGTGATGTTGGTGCTACTTGACCGCCAGCGTTCATTGGCTGTGATGCGGTATAAATTGGACGCCCAGAGTCATTTAATGACATGATGTTTGACCATTGTCCAGTCGATACAACCATGTTGCGAGCGAATGGGTTAGGTAGTCCTGCTGTGGCTGCGTAAACAGAAGCAGATCCGCGAGCAACAATTCCAAGCAATTCAGCTGCTGTTGGGTATGTTGCAACTGTTGTTGCATCAAGTGATGCGCCTGAGATGAGTGCAGCGTTTACTGCTGCGTTTGTTGTCTTTGCATAAGCTGCGGCCATGTTACGAACAAGCTCGTCAAAAAATGCAGGAGATGTGCGGTCTAAGAGCTCGACAGAGAATGTCTGTTGTCCGGCATACTTCTTAACTGATACTGATAAGAACGCTGAGTTCTGATCTGTTTCTGTGAATGCTGCACCTTCTGCAACTTCACCAACAGTAGGCATTACTGTGATCTTTGGGATCTCAAAAGTCATACCTGCATCTGGAAGCACTCCACGAGAGATTGCGTCAATCGATGGGCGGATTGTTGTGCCAAGTGGGTTGATGATTTCATTTAGTTGACGAGTTGGTACAAGACCAGCGTTGTCTGTTGTGTCATCTGCTGCAAGTAGGTATTGACGAGCTGACTCATCGCCTAGTGCTGCACGAATTGTGTTCTCTGCATACTTAGCAGCTGTGATCTCGATACGAGGCTTTGTGTAAGCCATTGCTGTGACAGTTGGGCGAGCAGCTTCAACCGCTTGTGCTTCAACTGGTGTTGCTTCGACGGCTGGAGTGGTATTTTCCACGTTGGCTATCTCGCTTTCTGTTGGTAGGGGTTCTTCTACTGCGGCAGATTCTTCCGCTGCAATATCAGTAACTTGGGCTGACTTAAATGCTGGCTCAGTTACTAAACTTACTTCGACCAAGCGAGCAGCAGACACATAGGTCACGCCGTCCTTGATCTTTGACTTAAGAACTTCTGCACCAATGCTGAGTCCTGATTGCAAACCTTCTTCAGCAAGGATCAGAGCTTCTGTGCCGCGCTGTGAGCGACTTACAGAAAATACAGCATCGATGGAGTTCTCTGACTCGGAGAAGCTGACTGCGCGACCCAAAGGTTTTTTAGAATCATGCTGATTTAATAATTTTATGGTCTTAGGATCTGGAATCTCAATTGATCCAGAAGCAAAAATAACTTTGCCCATGTTGGTAGATCCTGCTTCAATGTTAAGAGGCACAATCTTGCCTGAGATAGTGCGATTGGCTGAATCGGCTGTTAGTTCAGCTGCGAAGGTAATTATCTGGGTCATTGCATTCCCTGACTTCCGTTAGGTGTTAGATCTGTCATTTCCATTGCTTGTTCTTGAGTAATGAGTTCAAGTTGTAATAGTTTTTCAATAACTGCCAGTTCTTGCATTGGATCAGTTCTCAAGAAGTTTTTGTCAATGTCAAATCTAACAACATTGCCTCGAGCTGTAATGTCGTCCATCGATAAACGATCTTCAATGGCAGTAATAAATGGTTGCAAAGATAGCGTCAAGAATTGTTTGCGCTCATCATTAACATTGGTGTAGGTATAACTTGAGTTTTGATCAGCGGAAACATATATTGCTGGAACATTGCACAAGCGAGCAATTTCAGTTGAAAGATTCTGAATTGCTTCTCCGTACATCATTTCTTTAGGTGAAAATGACACTGGCTTATATTCTAAAGTGCTAGTTAGATAAGCAGTTGAACGATTGTTGCGAGCAGTGCGCCAAGCAGCTAGTAATCCTGAAACTTCTTTAGGATCGAGATCAGCACCGGTATTTTTAATGTAACCAGTTGCCATTGGAGTTGATGCAGCAATCGCTGCTGC